TGCAACAACTGTGGAACATTGCCTACCAAGCTGGCTTTGAAGACGCACAAGAAATCATGAAGACTGACCAAGGTATCCAGCAATGAGCAAAGCACACATCTTCATCGCAACACCTATGTATGGTGGCATGACCACTGGCTACTACTGTCAGTCACTGGTCAACACAACCGCTGTCATGCGAGCTAACGACATTGACATGTCCTTTTCTTGCATGTTTAACGAAAGCCTTATCCAGCGTGGCAGGAACGCTCTGGCACACGGTTTCCTCCAGAAGAAAGAAGCCACCCATCTGATGTTTATTGACGCAGATATTCGCTGGAATCCTGCTGACATCGTGAAGATGATTGAGGCAGACAAGGACATCCTCTGCGGCATCTATCCTAAGAAAGAAATTAACTGGCATGGTGTTGAGCAAGCTGTCAAAGATGGCGTAGCTGTTGACCAACTGAAGACCCGTACAGGTAGCCTGGTGGTTAACCTGGTTGACTACCAAGGAACAGTCACAGTACCAGCACATGAGCCTGTGGAAATCTGGAACGGTGGTACAGGGTTCATGCTTATCAAGCGTGAGGTACTGGAAGACCTGGCAACAAAGATGAACAGCTATGTCAATGACGTAACCTTCCTCTCTGGCGAAATCAAGAATGACAGGATTGTTGAATTCTTTGCCTGTGCGATTGAAGAGGGCGTAGGACGCTTGTTGTCAGAAGACTACTATTTCTGTCAGGAAGCCCGTAGACATGGGTACAAGATTCATGCTGCTCCCTGGGTGGTTCTGGGTCACTTTGGTAGCTACCTTTTTGAAGGTGGCTTAGTCCCTGCACCATGACCATCTCTCTTGACCTTGGGTGCGGAGAAACCATCCGCAACCCTTACCAAGCAAACCAGGTGATAGGGCTTGATATTGAGGACGCTGACCTTGCTATTGAGCCTATCCCCTACGCTAACGAGTATTTTGACTACGTGACCGCCTACGACTTTCTGGAACACATTCCCAGACTGTTGTATGTCCCACAACGCAGATACCCGTTTGTCGAACTGATGTCAGAGATATTCAGGGTGATGAAGGTGGGAGGAAAGTTCTTGTCATCTACTCCTGCTTTCCCACACAGTGCGGCTTTCCAAGACCCGACACATGTGAACATCATCACGCCAGATACGTTTTATGAATACTTTGATGACCAGAAGACCTGGGCAAAGCAGTACGGGTTCAAGGGTGCATTTCACATAAATGAAATGCGTTATCACGGCCCACACCTGCTGTGTGAGCTACAGAAGGTTCATGTCAACGTTTAGCAGTCTTTGCTGAACGCTTAAATGCCGCCTTGGTAGGGTAGCCTTTCTGACCACGCTTCTTGGCTGGTAGACCTGCTGCCCTACGTTTATTGATGTTGTAGTACAAGCCTCGCTTGGCTTTAGGTGTGTATGCCATTATCTGCACCCCCATCTTTTTCTTGCTGCTTTTCCACGCTCTCCAGTCCAGCTTTTTGACCTACTACAGAATGACTTGTGGCGTGGGCCTGATTTTGTTGGGGCTTTCAAGTTACTACCTGTAGCCCTGTTTGTCTTTGCTCTGCCTTTGGCAGTCAAGCCACCACCCGCTTTGACGGACAGCTTCTCGCCTCTGCCAACAGACAGGTTGGGTGACTTGCGTTTAGGCATATTCTCTAGTTCCTGACTTATCAATGATGAGAGCCATAGCTCTAGGCTGGATGTCTTCATGGTTGGGGATGGAGACATGTGTCCAGCGGTCAAACTCACGGATACATTGGTCGTAAGGCAGACCAGAATTGATGATGGCAGTCACCACTTCATCTGGGGTCATGCCAGGAACACGGATGTCGGCAGCACAGCCATGACGGTGCTGAGACTTGTCGGTAGAACCCACAGCCTTGTTGACCTCGGCAGAACGGAAAGCTGAGTTAATCATGATGGGCTTGCCACCCAAGACTTCTTTCACCTGCTCAAGAAAGTTTGCCAGACGAACCAGGTTCGCCATCTCGTCTTCGTTGGGTGTGTTGTCAAACTCACGGTGGTCAGTGTGGGTGAGTTCTTCGTAGGTAAAGTTTTCTGACAAGTTCATGGTTTTCCTTTCAAGGTTTGGTAGGCTGAGTTGTAGGCGTCGATACAGGCGTTGAGTTGCCTGGTGTTGGCATCTCCTTGGTCTGTGATGGCGACAAGAGATTTAGCAACCTCTCTGTCAAGTTCGGCTGTTGCTTGAACGCTATTTCCGCTGGCAGGGGCGGGATTGTCGGGGGTTGATACGGGGCAGATGGTTTTGACAGGAATCCGCAACTGGAGAGCACCAGAGTCAATATCAGTATTGCGCTTTTGTTGAATGAGTTTTGCATTTTGATTCGCCTTTGCAAGTTGAGTGGCTTGTGCATTAACAGCGGCAGTCAGTGCCTGTTCTTTTTGTCTAGCTTCAGCGTTGAGCTTGGCAATCTCTATCTCTTGACGCACTGTTTCATCATGACCGCCTTTGTAATACCCTCCACCAAAGGCAGACACAACAGCCAAAACAATACCAAGCAAAACATAAGGATTGAATAAGCTCATGGCACTTCCGTAGGTGGCAGGTTGGCAGACAAGGGCTTGACAGGCACTTGCGGCACGGGTGGTGCTGGAGGCTTGGCAGGAAGGGCTGTGGCATTGCTACCGTGGCCTACCGCCATCAACGTACCAATAATGGAAATCATGCTGGTCAGCACAGTCTTCAAGATTTCAAACAAGACTGCATCGTTCTTGGCCTGACCCACCATAGGCTGAGTGACAAAGATGAAGCAGTACAGCACACCAAACACTCCACCAACCAGACAGGCAACAAAGCCCACTTGGGTGACAAATTGACCAAGAGCGTGCCACTCTTCAGGAGTTCTTCTTGAACTTGTCATAAATATCCTTTGGAATCAAGTCTTTAGTGCATGTACCAGAGGCTTCACATGCAGGCGGTTCACATTCAGGCTTTCCCCAATTCTGGGGGTCTTGGCATGGATAGCGATAGCGGTCTTCGCACCCTGTCAAAAACAGGATTGTCGTTAAAAGAATCAGGCTTTTTGTCACGCTTATCCCTTTCCAAGTCACGGCGCAATCTTTCTACTTTCTCAATTTGAGCTTTAGTTTCATGTTTGACAGCCAGAATGTCAAGATACAGGAAAGCCATGACAGGCAATATCAAACCTAACAAAACAACCAGGAATATGACCGCCATCAAAAGGGCTGATTCATTTCCTTCATTCGGTTGAGGAGGAGAAACCAAAGGTGGAGGTATCCAAGAAGAATTACTGTTCCCACCAGCCATGCTGCTTGAGCCTTTAACCTTTCTGCTCGTTGGCGTAGTTGCCATTTCCTGTACCTTTCCTTGGCTTCCTGGGCCAATCGTGCTTGCTCCTGCTCCTCCTTGATAGTGTCTCTCATTTCAAACACTTTTGAGTACAGTGCACCCATTTCGGGCGGGGACTGGTAAACCATTGTTTCCCTGATTGTCACTTCCAGTGCAGCCATTTGGTCAAGCGCCATCACCCTGTTCAGAGCCGCTTCCATGTGGTTCTGTTCAGGGTCGTAGACGTTGCGGGATTTTTCTTCTTCTGCTCGGATGTGAGCGGCAAGTTGCTCTTGTAAGCGGAAGAACTCGGTCAGTTGCTTGACCACATCTGCCATGACCTTGGTTTCGTCAACGGCAACAAACTTCTCTTTCTTCTTGGCAACAGGCTTGGGAGCTTCTGGCTTTGCACCAAACAACTTTGACCAAAACCCTTGTACTTCTTTGGCTACACCTACCGCCTCATCTACAGTAGCCTTGACCTCCATGAAGGAAGTCTTGGCTTGCTTGTAGAGTTCGCACCCTTCCTTGATTGCAGCAACACAGGCGTTGGCAGCAAAGAGGATGCTTATGGGGTCAATTCAAACACCTCAATAGCCGCTGGAGTTAGCGTCATTCAGAATCAAAACACCACCGATGTTTATGCTGACAACCGCAGCCGTGGCAGCACTACTGGCAACCTGGAATCTTAAATCTGTACCAGCAGAATAAGGGAAAGGATGATGTCTGTGAACTTCATAAGTGGTATTAAAAGGTGTCTGAACAATCACTCTTTGAGCACCAGAAGATGCGTTGGTCAACGCCCTGTAAGTAGTGTAGTTGGCACTATTTCCATTAAAAGAAGAGTAAGCACCATATCTCCAACCATAGAGGGTGTATCCATTGGGTACGGTGTACACACCCATTTGAGATGTACCAATGCTTGTGGTCACGCCACCTACCGTGGCTGTGTTGATTTGTGCGTAAGTGACACCGCCAGTTGCCAAAGTGATTACGCCTGATGGATTTGTGGCAGAACCAACAGATACCGATATGTTGTTGATTCTGAAGTAAGAATTAACGGTTGTGACACCTGTTGTTCCATTCAAAACCAAGTTTTCAGTCAAGAGGTTGTAACTTGCGTCCAAGCCTGTAATGGTAATTGTGGCAGTATCAGTATTGACAGTACTGACCAAAGTCATTGTGGACGCAGAACTGGGGAACACATAGTCGGTCGTGTCCATTTTTTCCCACACGGTTCTGAACAAACCTGCTGTAGCTGGCGTAGTGCCATAAGCAAAGATGTTGGCAGGGCTGTGATAGGGAATCTGACCTCTTGAGACTTGTAACTCAAAAGGCTCTGACCTACCATGTTGGGTCATTGAAAAAGAAGATTGAGCCATCAGTACACCTTCTTACCGCCACCCTCGGTAGGCGAATGCTTGGTGTCAAGTGGGCCAGTGCTGGAGAAGTCAAACACAGAGCGATAGCCACCCTTGGGCAGTTCGCCTGGTTGCCAGCGAGTCATGTGAGAAGTGGCATCCCGTGGAATAGGAGGGCGAACAGCAGTGGAAGTCTGCTGGTTCAAGTCGTGGTCACGCTGGTGTGGACGATTACTCGGAATCTTGGGGTTGTGATTTAACATTACTTTTCTCCTTGGTTCTCACTGTTAGATAACTGAATATGACATAAATTGCAAGAGTTGTCACCCTCTCCCACCCCATCCCCCACATTGTCCAGCAACCCAGACCAAAGGAGGTGAGCAGAGCAAGAATGGTAATTAAGCGGTCTGAGATGACCACCAACGCTAGACGGATGATTGCGGTTGCGTCCATGAGAATTCCTGTTTAATGTCGGGATAACCATATTATCATGTATCCTCGTCATCGTCTCCAAACAATCCTGCACCGTAACCTTCGTCAGCGTCCTTCATCTTCAGGGCTTCCAGCTTCAAAGCTCGGTCTATGACCTTCATCTTGTCGGTGATGGTGGCAGTAGGGTCAACCATGACCACCGCCATCAACTCGTTGATTGCTTTCTCCAGGGCTGGATTTATGCCCTTTTCTTTCTTCTTGCTCATTTAGACAGCTTGCGTCCAACAGCACGTTTAGCAGGTTTGACATCGCCTTTGGTCTGCTTGCGCTGTGCCATCTGGCGGTTGTAGTCCTCAGAAGCTCTTGCCTCGTTCTCACCACCCTCACGGGCCATACGTTGTGTTGCTGATTCTTTCTTTGCCATGATTACTCCTTATGGTTTTCCTGCTGTACGTATCTCTTCTTCTGTCAATTTTCTTTGAATGTCTCTGGCAGTCTGTGACCTTGCGCCAGCAATACCACCCAACAACTGTTTTGACCTACCAGCCAGGGCTGAAATCAATTTGTCTTCAGGGATGTTGATACCCTCGGCACGTGAGCGCAGACCCAAAGCCTTACCCATGTAGCCAAGCTCATACAGCGGATGCTGAGATGTACCGCTGCCATACCCATAGACTCTGTTTGCCAAATACTTGCCAAGTCCTTCCAGGCTGACCTTACCGCCAGACACAAACCCTTTTTCAATACCGTCAGCCAAAGTAGCTGTGGCAGCATATTGCCTGTTTGTTTGACGCAACCTATCCAGCAATGCTCTGTCTTGCCGACCAATAGCATCATCAATGGCAGTGACAAAATTTCCAGCAACCTCTCTGTCTCTACCGTCTGTGGCGGTGCGAGCAATACGAGTCATGTTTTCCCGCAAGCGTTGCAACTCTCTGCCATCAATAGCGGCAGTCAAGTCTTTGCCCAAAACTGCAACTGGTTCAGTTGACTTCGCCATAGCAGAGGCTTCTTGACTGACAGATTGCATCAAGTCACCCTTCCAATTTGACCTGAAGAATTTATCAACTTCATCAACCATAGGCACATAGCCACTGACTTTTTGGTAAATCTTCTTCCAACTGTCTGCAACGTCTTTGAAAAACTTCTCAACAACAGTTGTAGGAGTCTTGGACGTAGTTATCCAGCGAGAAGTCTGCTCTGCAAACCATTCTGAAAAGTCACGCAAATAACCAGTTTCAAACTTTCTGTCTGGAATTTGTTTGCGAGACTCACCATATTTCTCGGAAGTAATTGGTCTGTGCTGCTCAATAGTTTTGACACCAACAGGGATGGACTGCATCTGCTGGTTAAAGGCTTTGATGACTTCTGTACGTGTTTCTTTTGGAGCATAAGCAAAAAGCTGGAATTCAGCTTGGTGACCAAACTCATGCAAAGCAGTGGCAAGCGCACCTTTGGCATCCAGCTTGTCATTGATGACAATGTGACCGTCACCCGTAGCCATGCCGTACAAACCCTCACGGCGTGGTGAACTGACCCACATCTTTGGTGTTGTTTTCAATCCCAAGCTGTCAGACAACTCAGTAATTGTTTTCTCAACAGATGATGCCCACTCAGGCACGTTGGGAGAAGATGAATCCCGAATAGTAGGCCAGTCTTTACGCAGCCGAACTATTGGCTGAACACCTCCACGACCTTGTTGTTGCAAGATTCGTTTGAGATTATTGTCAATAGTCTTTTGTTGAGCGTTGGCTAATTCTGTATTCCAGCGGTCAATGATGTTGTTGGCAGTTGAGCGAACAGGTGTAACTCCAGCAGGAGAAACAGCCATTTCAAACTCTTTCATCTTCTGCAACTCGCCTACCAGCTTGGAGTCAATAGTCAGATTGCGTCCAAATATGGTGTCGTACTCTTTACTCAACTCTTTCTTACGACCACTCAAAAACTCAGGCGTAATGTTTTCTGTTTCTTTGCCAGTAGTTTTTGATGACAGCTTGGTAGCAATCTTTTCGTTCTTTGCTTTGGCTGCTTCCATGAATCCAGGAGTACCAACAGGCTTGTCTTTACGCAACTGACCAGGCTCAAGCACAAACCCTTCTTTTTCAGCCGCACGTGCCAAAGCATCAATTTCAGGCTGAGATGTACCAATAGTGTATTTTCCAACAGTTTTCAGCAATCCAGGAACAGCTTGTACAGCAGTACCCAAACCAAGACCAAGGCCAGATTCTTCAGCACCAGTAACAAACTGTTTGCCTTTTTCTTTTAAGAATTTGCCACCTTCAGAGGCTTTTCTGACTGGTTGTGTAATAGTGGAACTCAAACCACCCAAACCCAAAGCAGTGGCAAGACCACCAGCGGTAGCAATCTCAGGAACAGCAAAAGCAGCAGGAACAGCCGCAGCGACTTCTGGTGCATATCGCATTGCCCTTCCATAAAAAGGTAGCTTGGAAGCCTCTTGCTCAATCTCTTTTAATCGTTTTTCTTGTTCAGGAGTAGATTTGAACCCTGACATTAACTGCTTGCCAGCAATGCCAATTTCTTCTCCACCCAAAGCCAAACCTTTTTGCATTGCGCCAACAGGACTTGCTTTTAATTTTGTCTCATCAAAATATCCTGGCGGCAACAAGTCAGGAACTTTTTTGGGCAAAGCGGCAGATGGAGCGGCAGGAGTTTCCACTGGCTCTTCTACAGCAACACCACCAAATTTAGAACCTGTGGTTGGTTTTTCATCAACAGGAATACCGCCAAACTTGCTAGGCATTATTTTCTCCCTGGCTTTTGATACCGAACACCGTCTTCAAGATAGTAAGCACCTGGAGACAAAGCGTTGTACTGCTCTTGAGTTGTAACGGTAGGAACTTGTTCGCCAGCATAAGGCTCGTAAGGCTTCTGAGCAGACTTTTCCTTAATCTGTGCAGGTGTCATATTCATATCTTGCAAGTTGTTGTACAGGACTTTGCGTCTTGAATCCAACAATGCGTTGTATGTATCGGCAGAGTAATTTGTCGGGTCAAGCACAGGGCCGACCATCTTCATGTCTTGCACAGTCAAACGCTGACCACCTTTGGCAGCACGTTCGATAGCGTATGTTTCCAGCAATGCGTCTTTCAAGAACAAAGTTGTTTTGTCTGTTCCTGTCAAAGCGTTGTTGACTGCCGTTTCAAATTCTGCACCGCCTAGAGAACCAATCTTTTCCAGCAAGGGAGCTGCTTTTGCTTGCAAACCAGCACGGACATCTGGGTCACGCAACTGGTTTTGCAAGTTTTCAATACTGCGAACACCTTGCGTCATCTCTCTTATTTTGTCTTCACGCCGCATTTCACTAGCGGTTGTCCGTCCAGCCGCAGCATCTTTCTTGGCTTGAGCAGCAATAGATGCTTGTTGCAATCGGAAGGCTTGCTGTTCAGCACGTGTTCTTTCTTTGTCAGTCAGGTCAGCGGCATGTTCTTTTGCCTTGACAACCTGCTTCATGTATTCAAGTGCAGGGCCAGGGCCATACTTCTCGTAATACGACTTCAGAAAACCAGCACCTTCTTCTGCAAACTTGGCATTTGCATTCTGTTCAGCAGCCACTTTGTCTCTGGCGTACAGCTTGGTGTTTTCTTGCATGAACTTGTACAGGTCATCAATCTTCTTGTCCAACTGCTTCTGGTTGGTTTCAAAGATGTTTTTCTGTTGTTTGTACAGGTCATCACGGCCTTTTTGATGGCCTTCCAGCATCCCGTTCATGGCTGACATAGCTTGTTGTGCATGTGCTTTTCCACCAGAACCAACAGCAAAGCCAATGACGTTCATCAGGCTGAACAGTGCAGCCATATCCTGTGCATTCTCTTGGGAAGGAATGAATTCGGCTCTGGATTTTTCTTGAATCTTTTCTTCATATTGGGCACGGGCAGGGTCTTCCCGCATGGCAGTAGCTTCTGCTTCTGTTGCTTTTGCCAATGCCTGTTGCCGTCTGGATTCGCTCTCACCAGCAAAAATAGCCTTCTCTTTCTCGGCTTTCATCTTCTGCTCTTCCGCACCTTTGAGTTCAGTCAAGGTGGGGTCAACAGATTGCATATATGTTTCACCCGCAGTCAGCCTCGGCTGCTTAGACATATTTGTTTTTAAGGCATCACCAAGTGCTTGCGTAGCCATTACGCTGCTCCTGTAACAGTTTGCTGTTGCTGAGTTTGTGCAGGTGCGCCATACAGGGTACGGGCAATGTTATTGTAGTAACTGCTGGTCAAGTTGTTGACGTACTGGTCAGCTTGCATACCTGTCTTGATAGCACCCAGAGCAATCTGGTCACCAATACCAGACAGTTTCAAACCGTAGTCATACTGTTGCTGGAGAAGCTGGTTGCGGAAAGCCTCAATCTGGGTGGCTGCTTGCTGTGCGCCTACACCGCCACGGGCAGTGGCTTGTTGGGCAAGTTGAGCTTGAGCAGCCTGTAACTGCTGTTGACTGGCAGGTGTAAGTTCACCACGTTGGGCAGCGGTAGCCAGTTGTTGACCTTGTTGCTGGTAAGGTGCGGCAAGGGCTTGCATCTCTTGCTTACCAGCTTGGCCTTGTTCAGCGGCTTTACGGGCTGACAAACCACCCAACAAAGCCTGGACACCACCAATACCGAGCTTGGCAAGAGTCTCTTCCTTTGACAAACCAGTCTTGAGCTTATCCAAGAAGCTAGGCTCAGTGACTGTTGGAGCAGGTTTTTCAAGTGTTGGAGTTTCACCAAAAGCAGGGCCAGGTGTTGTCACGCCTGTTGGTGCAGTGGTTGTGGTTGAAATTGTGGGTGCAGCCGTAGGTGCAAACTGCGGGACAAAAGAGGTGTAGTCAGGTGCAGCCATAGGTCTTTCGGCCTGATATGGTGCTGGAGCAGCGGCTGGCGCAGGTGGCATAGCTGTGCTTACAGGAGTGGTAGGTGTCTCAACAGGCTGAGTAGTTACGTCACCAGTAGGATAGTTAGACTCAAAAGACATGCTCTCATCTTCAAAAGATGGAATGCCAGTGTCAGCATGGGGCTTACCACTACCACCTTGGGCTTTTAGCAGGGCAGCTTCTTCTGGGGTGATGTAGGCAAGCATGTGCCCTTCAGGAGCTTTTGCTTGAAGCAATTTAGCAATCTGACGCACATCTGCGCCCATGCGGGTCATTTTCTTTAGCGTTGCCATTTAGACTCCCAGAGCATCTTTGAGGCGCAAGGAGGCCTCGTTCCACACGTTTTGACGGGCCTTACCAGTTTCTTTACTCTCAATTTCACCCGCTCCACGCTCTCCTGTCAAGCCGACAGAAGTGCCTGTTGTTGGTACACCAGAGAATGATGTACCCAAACCTTGAGCCAGCGCACCACCTGTAGGTGCTACGCCCGTAAAGTACAGGCTTGGCTTGATAACCTTTTCAGAAGTAGCATCTGCTGGTTTTTGAGCAAGTGGCTGTTTGTCAGATGTTGGAGTTGTCGTACCAGTCACATCCGTAGATGTGTATGGCAACACATTTTCAGGTGCTCCTGCTTGATACTTGGGAGCAGTAACTGTCACAGTGGACAACGAGCCAGCAGCACCTCCGCTTGGTTTAGTCACATCTGTAGTCGTGTAGGGAAGAACATTTTCAGGCGAACCAGCTTGGTATTTAGGCGCAGTGACATTCACAGTTGACAATGCTCCACCTGCATCTGTGGCTGTCCCTGTATCTGCCTGTGCCAGTTGTGTACCTGGCTGCGCTTTGCTTGTGTCCACCAACTTCTGTGCATCAGCAGCAGCCTGTTGTTCAGGTGTTGTTGATGGAGGGGAAACGATATTGCTTAATGTTTCCTTGGCAGAAGCAACATAAGGAGCAACACCCTGTGAAGCCAGTGATGTCAACTCTGTGCTTACAGCAGAATTGATAGCAGCATTGATATTGCCGCCACTTGCAACAAGAGTACCAGCACCTTTACCAAGAGCAGTTGAACCAGTAGTGTCGCCCACACCTGCACCTACACCACCAGCAACAGCGTTTCTAATAATGTCTTGTATGCTACCTTTAGCGACAACAGTACCTGCTGCTGAACCTGCTGCTGCACCAGCAGAGGCAGATTGCAAGTTAGTAGCAGTAGAAATACCAACAAAAGAAGTGACACCAGCAACAGCACCTTGTTTCAAAGCAACGTCAATAGAGTTACCTTGTGCCAATGAGCTTGCTGTGGTGATGGTTGCAGCACCAGCGGCAGTGGTAGCCGCTACGCTTGCTCCCGCAGGAAGAATGGATGCACCAATAGCAGGAATGATTTCAGGAGCAACAATAGCTACAACAACGAGTGCTACTTTTGCCACTGTCTTGAATGCGCTTTTAACTTTTGACCACCATCCCATGTCACGCTCCCATTTCGCCAGATGAAAGCATCTGACTTGTTATTTTGCCCATAGTTGAAAACACAGCCAGAGATGGATAATCAATTTTCATATCCAAATCAGTAGGTTCAACCAACTTGCTTGCAATAGCTTGCTCTCTGAACATGGGGTACAAAGCCTTGTCTTTGATAACAGCTTCAGCCATCTGACCAGCTTTTACCAATGTTTCAGGAGGCACTTTGACAGTAGCCAGGTATTGTTTGATACCTTGCTTTGCTTCAAACATCTGCTTGTTTGACGGATTCTTTGCCATGTCACACTCCTAAAGACGCTGCTATTTGTTGATGAATGGTCTGGTGAACACCAATCCAGTCATAAAAGTCCTCTTCCACATTCCAGTCACTGTCAAGCAACTGGAACGGATTATCCAACCCTAAGATGCTTGCCAGCCTTTGATGCTCCTGGTTATGCACAAATAACCAGTCATCCAGGTTAGCCACATCCGCATCTGTCAACGGGTACTTCTGCACGGCAATACCGTTGTCACCCAAGATTTCGTAGAACAACTGGTGCTGCACACCGTTTTCAAACAGGAACTCACCGAGGCCATCCTTGTCCCCAAACTTCACGTAACTCAAACTTTCCATATTCATACTTTTGGTTTCCTTTGAGTACGATTATTTGCTTGAGTTTTTGCATTTGACCATCGGCAATTTTCTTTGCTGTAGCCCTTGTTGTTGTCAATCCTGTCCAAGCTCATGCCTTCTGGACGCTCACCCATGTCTTCATAGAATTTATTGAAGTCATTCCATGATTCATCAAACCCAATACCTTTGCCACCATAATTCTTGTAATTAGCCATTGATGGCAACGTGCACCGCATCTTCATTGAACGCCATGATTTGTACGTTCTTGTTTTGGTCATTCCATGCGTTTTATGACTTGACTTATTGAAATCAGTCAATAAACAACCACAAGAACGAGTGACACCACTCTTCAAATGACCGCCCCAAACTTGGGTCTCATTTCCACAATCACAAACACAAACCCACTTTGCAACAGGTTTTTTAGAAATCAGTTCTTTGACCACCAATCGACCAAAACGCTGACCAGTTTTATCCTTGAAAAGTCTACCCATAACACTCTCCTGTGTATTTAACATATGAGAGTGTAATGCAATGTTCAATTTTTGTCTGCCTTGTTGTCTAGCTTGTTGAAGATTTGTTTGAGAATATCTTTGACTTCAGCAATGTCATTGCGGTAATCATCTTTTGCCACATATTCTTTAGGTAATTCATTTATTTTGTCCTCCAGTTTTTGAATCTGTCTGGTCGTTGTATTGATGACGTACACGGCAAGAAAGCCAGCAATGCTGACTATGCCGTTGAAGATTTGTTGGTTATCCATGTCAGACAGCGTAGTAAGGGACTTTTACTACTGTCCCGTTGAGGTTGACTTGCATGAATCCAGCAGGTTGCAGAGGCAGACTTGCTATGCCATACGTTGCGGTTGTGGTCGTGTTTCCTGTGAAATTGAACACGCTTGCGTTTGTTGTGCCACCAATGATGGTGACATTGGAAAGAGTTACGTTGCCCAGGTTGGCAGTGCTTCCACCTAGCGCAATCGTTGTGTTGCCAATAATGACAGTGCTGTTTGTCAGGTAATTGTTGGGAAAGGTAGCTGCAACACTGTTGATAGTGACATTGTTCAAAGACAAGTTACCTACAGCAGAGACAGTGCTACCTAATGTCAGGGTAGTGTTCCCTAACACCACGTTAGAGTTCTGAAGGTTGCTGTTACCTATAGCAATGATGACATTACCTGCGTTGGTAATACGACCTTGCTGGTCTACAGTAAAACTAGAAACAGCAGTAGCGTTACCGTAAGTGGCGGGAGCAACAGCAGTATTGGCAAGATTAAGCGTGACATTGCCAGTAAGTGCTCCACCACCAGACAGGCCTGGACCAGCAAGCACGTTGACCGTGTTGGGCACTGCGCCTGTAATGTTGGCTACAGGAATAGTTGAAGAGGCAGAGACATTTGCTGTACCGTTGCCGTACATGTACCCTGTAAGAGAAGATACAGAGATATTGACAAAGTTACCTGAGTCGCCACCATCTACTTTTTGCCAAGTAGAGCCGTTAAATGCAGCCCAATCTCCGACACCCCACAATGTTTCGCCATCAAGGTTTGTCGAGCCAGCAACAGACACAACGTAATAGTCACCCTTAGTCCCAACGCCAGATGTAAGCGTAGGATTGTTTGTGGATGCGTTCCAAGTCCCCTTGTAATTAAGAGCGCCTATAGCGTTGATTATGCTGCTGACTGTCTTTAACATGATTACATCCCGTCACCTGGCACGATATACACAGCCGCAGTGCTACTGCTTGTGATACCAGTGAAATAAGCGTTAGGGACAAACGAGAGAACCTCATCTGTGCCTGGCAATAAAGGTATAGACGTACCTGTAGTGGTAATAACCGCAGTGTTGGCAGTAGCACCAGCAGCAGTATCTCCGTAGCCTAGAAACACAGTCACAGAACCGCTGTTGATGATGCGGTACTGGTTACCACCAAGCGTGGTAGAGACTGCCTGTATAGGCGTAGGAGCAGATGTAGAAGCAGTAAATACTACCGTGTTACCCGTCTTTGTAAATGCTTGTGTTCCCATTATTGGCTACCCTCATCTGCAGGCTCTGGTGTGTTGCCCTCTGCAAGCCATTTCAAATAGGCTTGGTAGTCGGTATTGTCTTCGCCAACTTGAATGAAAGCGTTATCTTCCAAACGATGAATGGTGTCAACTTGACCTGTAAATGGATTTTTTAAAAGTTTATACATGATTACAACTCCGATGAAGCATTCCAGCCAAAGGTTGAGGCCGCAGAATTAGCCGCATTTTGATAAAAAGAACTTTGCCCCACAACAAATGTTGCACCCGTTCCACCAGCAATAGTAGCCACAAGACTTGTTGTGCTTCTTTTTCCAACTTTATATGTAAATGCTGGAAAGTTTGTTAATGAAGTAGTTGTCACAACAAACGCATCTGTATTTGTTTCTTTACCTCCAGCACCATTTGAGGTTTCATAATACCGTTGACACAACATCAACTCAGTGCCATACGGCCTGTAGTCAAAGCTCGTTGCTGTTGAGCCTTTCTCAAACTGGACACCTGTAATTTGCCACGTTGCTGCAGAATTAGAAACCAATTTTACAGAACCACTTGTTTGGTTCGCACCACTAGCATTCCATGTGTTAGCTGTGCCATTGAAATTTGTTCCACAACCAAGTGACCATGAAATGTTTATAGCCGCTCCAGTGCCAGAGGTGCTCCAAGTGCCTGTTGTATCCATTGTGAACGATACAGTTTTTTGTTCCCAAGTATTTGCAGAATTAATTGTATAAGTTGCTACATATGACCTATTAAAAGTTGGTGAATTACGAACACCCAAACCAAATGTACCAGTTAAACTAGATTTAACCCAAAATGACAAAGTTACAGAAACCGCATTGGCAGAGCCTAAATTAAAATCATTTACGTTATTGGCTTCAATAGTTTGTTGAATACCGTATTCTGTAGCAGCGTTTGAAAGCGAATCAGTATTAGCGACAGTAATTTTTACAGAATTTACAAAATTAGTTGGGGCATCACTAACTTGTTGTAATGTAAATGGCGTTGCAACACCATTTAAACCACCACAATAAAATCTGTCCATTTGGTAGGGATAAGAAGTTCCTGGCACATTTACGCTTGAAGTTCCGTTGCGTTGCGAAATTACCATTGCACCATTGATGATGCGGTTCTTGAAGCCAAATGTGCTCAAAGAAGTAAATAAACTTGCTGTGATATTTCCAGTTACAGCAGTATTACCCAACACTGTTTCATTACTTGTAACCACAAGCGTAGATACGTTTGCAGTGCCACTTACGTTAGCACCAGTAATAGTCACATTACCACTGCTGATAGTGACGTTAGTGAGCGTCACATTACCAAAAGAAGTTACTGTGTTACCTAGCTGTACAGCGGTATTACCGATAGTAACAGGGGTAGCAAAGTTACTGTCTAGTTGAGACAGGGGAATGGCAGCGGTTGCAGTGCCAAATGTATACGGGACAGCCATTTTAGAACCTCACTCTCAATTCGTGTTCAAACTCGATTGTGTTAATGGTAAATGCAGGGTCAGAAGAAGTCATCGTCAAACCCAAATACTTACCATACTGTTGTGCATCTGACTTGTACAGGGCATACCCCGCACTTGTCAACCACCCTATTGTCGCCAAACTGTTGTTCTGCCAAGGGATTGTTGTCCCTGAATTGTTGTACCAAGTCACACTGTTGTTCAACGTGTAAACAGGACTAGAACCGCTCTCACTATCCACGGTTACATTTAACGTGCCTCCTGTAGTGAGAGTAGCCTCAATACCAAACTTTAATGCTTGCTTGGTACGGATAGGGTCTTTCATGGGAGACAGGGATGTCTGTATCTGGCTAGAGACATTTGCAGTTGCATCCCCGTACAGCTTATATAAAGCCGTGTCTGTCACCCCATACAAGCTAATCAACCCGCCTACAGGAGCAGATGTTGTGTATGTCAGCGCACCCTGGCTGGTGATAAACCACTTCTTTTCAAAAAACACCGCCTGTACATACCTGCCACCTGTAGCGTAGGGGTAGGTTGAAGACAAATAGAAGTTGAATGCCGCACACAGGATGTTGTTGAGCAGGACTTGACCGCCTGTAATGGGCTTGGTGAAGTCGATATAGGGAAAGATACCGTCAAGCTGGTCAGAAATCTTGCTGGTGGTAGAGCCAACAAGGGCATACACACCGTAGTTGTTCATGAACAACACTGAACGGAAGTAAGGGAACACAGCGTATTTCAACTTGCTACCGACAGAAGCAGACACGTTGGTGTTGGTGAACAGCGTAGAGCCTGTAGTAGTTACCCTAACGTCTGAGAACACGTTGATGCTGTCATCCCCGTAGATGTACAGAAAGTTGTTGGCAGACATCATGTACTGAATGTTGCCGTGCAAGGTGGAATCTGAAAGCGTCAGAGAGCCAGCAGACACAGAAGTGAAATCAGTAGGGGTGACGCTGGACGAATACGTCACCGTTCGTCCTGTAGACACCCAGACACGGCCTGAAAAGGTAGCCACGCTGGAAATAGAGTCTAGATTGGGCACACCTATAGCTGTAGCAGTGGTGTTTCCTGTGGGTGTGGGAGGTGCGGCAATGGCAATGGTAGGAACACTGGTGTAGTGGTCACCCACGTTGGTCATGATGACCTGTGTGACCGCATTACCGTACACAATGGCTGTAGCTGCTGCATTTGCACCGCCACCACTGGTGATAGTGACGCTTGGAGGTGAAGCAGGGTTGTAGCCAGACCCGCTGTTTGTCACCTGAATAGCAAGCGCACCCTTGGTGAAGGTCAAAACCTGGGCAATAGCATTTGCACCGCTACCACCACCACCTGTAAGAGTCACTGTAGGTGCTGCTGTGTACCCGCTACCACCGTTGGTGATGGCAATAGAGGACACGGTATTGGCTGTGATGGTGGCTGTGGCTGTAGCCTGAACACCATTTGATTGATTGGGAGCTGAAATAGTGACTGCTGGCGCAGTGACATAGCCTGTACCCCTGTTTGTGAGGCCAATCTGCCCTACACCACCTACAGCCAGTAAATCTGTGCCATTCCAGGTGAACAAACCCTTGTCAGGGTCGCCTATGAAGATTTCTTCGTTTTTCCACTGTGCAACAGAGACGTTTGAGGATGAGAATGTGCCAGTAACAGCCACATTTCCTTTTGTAGCCGTATCTACTTTGAAGTATTCACCCCGTCCGTTGGCTTCAAAAGCCAGAATGTAGTCAGACAAGCCCAGATTGCAGCTGGTCAGACTGGTGACTACATTGCCAAATGACACAGCGGCATTACCAGAATCTTTGACAGTGGTTTGAGCAGGAACAATCTTGATGTTGCCAAAGCCAATAGGCATGGCGTTCTCAATCCAGGAGAACTCTTCCTCGTCAATAGCTGTTCTATTGGCCTTGGTGTTTAGGCCTTTGAAGTTCTTATAGACAGCATAAGATTTTTTTTGCTCTGCTGCTGCCATGATTAGAACGTGGTGTAGGGGTCAGGGATGCGCCTTGTATAGACAGAGTTCAACACTGCCTGTACATGCTTGAGATATTCTTGTTTGTAGATTTCAGCCTCACCATAACTCTGTTCCTTGTACTTGGCTTTATAAGCCGCATAGAAAGCCACAGGTGTGGTGTAGGGGTCTTGAATAGGGTCAACAGCCGTAGGCGCAGATTGCGTCAAAGGTGTTGGCAGGATTGTGCTGTCAATCTCAACAGCATAAGACTGGTCAGGCACAGGGCCAATGTAAATCTGCTGTTGTCCGTAGACAGAGAAGCACACGGGTCTGCCGACATAGTTTTGCCAGTAGCGCAGTTGTGCGTTGAAGTTTGACCAGGGCAGGTAGCGCAGAGGAATGCGACTGTTACCCCAATAAATATTGACGTTCAGGATGTCCAGCGTTGTACCGTTAGACAGCGTAGCAAAAGGAATAATCTCAGCAGGGCCAGAGTATGTCAGTTGTGCCGTACCGTCTGTGAACGGGGTGGACGGTGGGAACGTGTAGTTGGCAGCAGGGTAGGGAGGTGGTGTTGTGCCAAGCGTTCCAGATTGCGTGACTTGGTAAATGAAGATGTTGGAAAAGACAAACTGACCAGCAGTTACGGCTTGTCCAGCAGTCCAAATACTTGCAGGTACGCCAGTATTGGAAATTGGGGTGGAGGTAATTTGCAGGGTACGCAAGCACCCCGTGTCTCTCGCTACTCGCTCACGGGCATCGTTGATGTAGTCCGTCAGCTCCGAAGTAGACCAGAATACAGCGTTTGCATCATGCAAGAGTCGCTGTACTTCCGTAATGTAGGAAGAGAGAGTTGCCATGTTACCTTCATGTTAAGCAACCCTCTGATTGACCTTTCCCTCACCACGCTTTTCAACGTGGAGAGGTACTACGCCAACCGCCGAGGGTAACGAGCGGTTCTTTGTTGGAGGCGTGTCAGAAAATTCAACCTTTCTGAACTTCTCCGTTGCTTCTTCAAGTTCGCTGTGAAGACGTATCAAGCCCAACTGGACAAGATACTTCTCTTTGTCGTCATCTCCGTAACCAAGAACATGCTTGGCTGTTTGCAGCGGTATCTCTACCGTCTTGCCAACAGGAAATTCAATCGCAACAAAGTTGTACTCAAAGTTCAAGTCTTTGTTGGAGTTGTTGGTTACGTAGACAACTTCTGTCATAGTGATACAACGTCACCGTAAACTGTAATATCAACAGTGTTGTTTGCCGCAGCACCTGTGTTCACACACACAAACAAAGGAGTTGTATAAACCTTGGTTGACGTATTTGCTGTCAAACCAAAGTCTTGATACAAGCCAGTGCCTGTGATGTTAGAGAGCACAGTTGCGTTAGAAACTGCGTTTGCCAAGTTACCATCATTACTTGTAAAGATGGTGACGTTGGCAGCAGCAACACTTCCGTTGGCATTAGCAGCGGTAATACGGCGAACGATGTAGCCAGTACTGACAGTATTGATAACTGCGATGGCGTTACCAGTGTTTCCCACCGCAACGGGAGGATTGGTAGAGCCAACAGCAAAGTTGCCAAAGCTGTCTGGGTACAGTGCGCCTACATGGTTTGCGTTCATACCGTCTCCTATTAGCTGTTGTAAGTACCAGACACGTTCACACCACCGTTTATGGTGAGAGCGGTCACAGCACCAGCGCCAGCAATAGTGGATTGTGCAAACACGTTCACGCCATCAGACAAAATCATGCCACCAGTGTTATTGGCAAGCAGAGTTGTAATAGCAGAACCGTTGTTGGCAGTAATCACCACGTTAGCAGCGGGAAACAACAGGTATGTACCTGCGGGAATCACTGTACCTGCGTTTGCAGCAGTCAGAGACACGTTGGAGAAGTAAGCACCAGCAGTGTTGGTGGTTGCATTCGCCAGAATGATTTTGTTCATTGCTAAAGCCATGTCTTTTTCTCCTTACAGTGAGAGGTAGTTGTAACCCGTCACCTTGGTCATTGACTTGGGCTTGACGTTCACCAATTCGGCAATCATCAAAACCGCACCAACATAACCAATTTGCCAGTTAGGAAGTGTGGACTCAAAGCCTGTAAACACAAACGAACCTTGCTCATGGATGTACAGAGACAAGTAGTTGGTGTTCAGGAAGTACACAGTACCTTCAGGACAGTAAGGGTCTGGATAGATAGGCACACCAGCAACCATCAAAGCACGGAAAGCTGCTTGAGGGCCGTTTGTGTCGCCGTCAAAACCTGCGCCTGGGGTGATGACATATTGTTCTTGACCAACAAAGTCTTGAGCCAACAATGTCCAAGTACCAAAGCCGCAAACACCGAATGAAGGCATCTCAGCACCGTTTTTCACAGTACCAGAAATGTATTGCAGGATGTTTTGACGAGTTGGGTTCACAGAGCCAGCGGCATACTGTGAGGATTTCCACCAAGTGTAGGTATTACGGTCAATGTTGCCGTATGTACCAGAGTTGGCAACAGCAGCGGGCAATCCGATGAACTGTTGTGTGTTGGTGGTGTTGTTGTACAGGGCGGTAGCCATTGCATCCATCATCACGTTGGTTGCATCGTTCATACGAGCTTCAATCAACGGGATAATTGCGGCATCTTGCTGAACTGCACCTTCCATACCAAGGAACGGCACGGGAGAAATCATCAGTTTCAGGTCGAATTCAGCGTTGTAAGCACCTTGTTGGACAGACGGTTGAGCGAACGAGCCGCTGTAGTCTGACCATT